TTAACCGGCCCACATATCAACCTCGGCCGCCCGCCTTGCCACCAGCCCGCCCATCTTGCGGCCACCGGCATAAACCCAGCGCATGAACTGGGCCGGGGCCGCTTCATATTCCCCGCGATTGATCACACGTCGCAAAGTGCTGGCTTGCAGGTTTGCCCCGCCACAATTAAAGGCAAAATCAATTAGGGCGGCTTCCTGTTCGTCCGTCACTGGCACCGCAATCAAGCGACGTACTGCCGCCAATGACCGCAACATATCCTGCCGCAAAAGCTGATTGGCATCGGCGACCGTAATAGGCTGATAGCGCCCCAGATCGTCCCATTTCTTACGGCTTAACAGGTGGCCAAAGCCGATTGTCGGATACCCCGCATCATCGTGATAAGGCTCGATCACGGCGGTTGATGTATCGGGATCAAAGATATGATCAAACCGCGGGCGCGTCGCAATGCTGATTGCCAGATCAAGACTTCGCATTAGCCGACGCCCTGCCGTTGCGGATGCGCTGACCGAACCAGAAGCCAATCACCAGCATCAACATTTCCTGATCGAAATCAGTGAAAAATGATTCGTTTATTCCGACCTTTGACAGCGCATCAATAACGCCATCGCTGTAGTTCGCCGATGCCTGATAAACCGCGATCATGGTTGCGGTTTTCGCCGCTGTATAAAGCGCAAACGCCCAATAGGTAACAACCGGGCGCACCGATGAAATCAGCCCGTCAATCCATGCAAAAGCCAGAAAAACCAGATTGAACGACCAGCGCCAGACAACCCCGTCGCTATCGTGAGCCTTGTCTAAAATCTGCACACCAAAGGATTGATGCGGCTGGCGTGCCATGCGGTTTTCGGCAACCTGTGCCGTCGCCAGGGTTTCATCCATCCGATAGGCATGTTCCCTGTCCGCAAGCTCGGCCTGCAAACGCACCATTTCCATTTCCTGCTTATGGTCAATCCACCCTTTCCCCAACCCCAGCAGGTCAGGAATAAACGGCGCCAAAAAGCCAATAATTGCTGCAATCATTCCGCCACACCCCGTGTTGCAGACATAAAAAAACGCCAGCCCAAAAGACTGACGGCACACAAACACCACCCACGAAAACAGGGCTTACTTTTTCGGTGTTTCCTTCGCGACATAGGTTTGCAAAATCCGGTCTACCAATGCCTCGGCCCCGCGCGGCCCCAGCCACCCGCAAATACCGATCACGGCAAGCGACTGGTCGCCATCAAGCGACAGATAGGCCGCGATCCCGGCCCCGACGATGGCGCTAAACGCCGCTGTTGGCACCTCCCACAACAGTTCCCACGACCAAAACCGGCGCTGGCCCAGCCGTACCAGGCGTTGATGCCACAATAGCCGCGCGACCATTGCAATACCCAAGGCTCCACCCCAGCTACGTACGGCGGATATCCAGTCTTGCCCCACATCGGGCGGTAGCTGATTCATTTCATCCACCCTTTCAGGCAAAAAAAAAGCCGCCAACTAGCGACCGTTAGCAGCCCTGCACGCTATCTATACGATACGTACATACATAGAGCCCTGCTGATTCTTAACATCCGTAAAGTCTCCCGTGCGCGCACCGGGCGAACCTGCGCTGTCGAAACTCATATAGCGATAATATATTGAACCAGGCCCTGCAGCGACGGACCCAGAACCAGAAGCGGACGAGGTAATCGCACCGGAACTGGTTGTCCCTCCATCCGTTACCATCCTACCGGTTGCTGATAAGTTACCCGTGATTTTCTGCATCTGGTCATTTGCAACCAAGCCGCTCGATGTACCCGGCTTGATATACCGCCCCTCGGTATTCAAAAGATGTATGGTTTCCCCAGACATTGGACCAAGTACAATAACCGCCGTTGCCACCAAAAGCGGCCCGGACCCGGTTTCAGTTTCACTGGCCAGCAGTCCTTCGTTATATTGCCCCGCCCCGGTCAACCCTTTGGTTAGCTTTACATACTTTTCCGATCCGGCACTGTTGTCGGGAATATCCGCCCCAGACAAATGGTCAAACACAATAAAGGGTTCACCAATTCTTTTGCCGGAAACGTCCCCCTCGCGCAGCAATGCCTTTGACAATAACCCATGATCAATCCACGCCGTATTCGCTGCGTTGCGCTGTTTCAAATGCCCGGCGCTTGAATCTGCCCACCACATAAACGGGTACGTTGGCGACGGTGCTGTATCACCGGAATTTTGCGTAACAATCGCGGCAAGAGCATTGTTCACATCACCGCGCACGGCAAGGCCAGACCCATTAGAAATCTGATAATCATGTTGCGCCATACTCTATCACCATCCGTTTTTCTTGGCTGCCAACGCCATCCAGCTTGTTACGCTGGACGGCACCACCGGCATTACCCCGCCCTCGATCAGGGTGCGGAGCGTGTCATAAAGGGCCTTGTCAGGCCCCGGAAACTGCACGGCAATCGGCATAAACCGGCCTTCACTGGGAAGGCCTTCTGCCGCCTGCCATTTATACGCCCCCGCCTTAAGGTCGATATCGGCCGGCACCTGCACGCGCCCGGCTGCATCACTTTCCGGGACGGTTTCAATCCCCAAAAAAATGCCGTCATTATCCAGCACCGCGACCGTTACAGTCGCAGCGTTTTCTTTCTTGGCCATGTTGAAAAACCTCACTCACGCCAAGGCATCCGCGCGCACGCGGAGCGTTGACAATTCAAGATTATAGGATTGATCAGATACCGATAGGCGCGTTTCAAACTGCACGCCCCGGCAATATACTTCGGCGGTATCAAGTCGCTGCCAGGCAGACCACACCGCCCCGGCATCATCAGGATCATTCGCCGTTGTGCGATACCACACGCTGGCATCGCCCTCGCCTGCAACTTCCCCATCAAACGACGCCCAGCTATCGACAAGCCCGGATCGCTGATCGACCGTATCGATTACCGAAACAACAGCCAGATCAAAATCCGCAACCAGCCTGCGCCGCGCCATACCGCCAAAATCAAAACCCGCTGCATGGCGATAGGCGCCACTGGCGACAATTCCACCCAGCGCATCAAAGCTGGCAATGGCATCAAAATCCGCGACACCATCAATCAGCCCGGCCCCGGACAACACCAGCTTGCCATCATCCACGCCAGTATCATCAAACTCACCGGCCCAAACCGGCGCCTCCGATACTTCGCCGACATTACTAAAGGGCAGCACCGTTGCCCCGTCCGATGCCACCCAGGCGGCATCCGAAGGCGTCCCGCTGCTATCGACAAATTGCAGCAGATAACAGCCGGTTTTAAGCGGCAAAACCGCCATGGTATCGCTGCCCGGCAACGGATCGCCGATGGTCGCACTTTCCGACACCAGCGGATCGGACAAAGCCGGGCTCCGGCGAAACCGGCATTGCCCGCCCTGCCTTACATCAAGATCGGGCGATTGCGACCAGCGCAGCAGGGCATAGCCCCCGCTGGTTGAAACCGTCAGGCCAACCGGCGTTTGCGGCTTTCCTGCAAGGCCGTAAATCTCTTTACGTACCTGCACAGGGTCAGAAGATGCCCCCACCCGGTTAACTGCCACAACGCGAAAATCATAAACACCAGGGGCGAAGTCAAAAACCTCCATCACCGGCGAAATCGATTGCGGCAATGCGGTCCATTCCAAAACCCCCAATTCGCGATATTCAAAATGGTAACTTTGCACCAGCGCATCCGGCGACGCCCCGGCCGTTAAAACCGCTTTGGCCTTGATGCCAGACCCGTCACGGGTTGAATAAAGAACTTCCGTGACATCAAGCCCGTCGGGCGGGTCAACATCGCCCATACCGGGCTGGGTACTTGCCTGCGAGACGGCAACTATTTTTTCTTCGCTGGCATCCCAGTCGTAAACCTCGGCCCCGGTTTCGGCCAAGGTCAGGTCAACACCCAAATAGGGCACATCGCCGTCATCACGCCAAACCAGCGACCATTGGACAACCTCGAATTCCTTGTTCACCCAACCCCAGGCAGCACGGCTAAACCGCACCACATCACCAACTGTCACCTGCATGGCAAACAGGTTGCATTGCAAATCCACCTCGGCCTGCAGGCGGTTTTTATAAAGGGCAATCTTCTGCAACCGCTGCCCGGCCGCCGCCGATGATGTAAACAGGTATTCCCGATCCGCTGGTATTTCCTGCCCGTCATCTTCGGCAATAAAGGTTTCAGACTTCAAAACCGGCAAGTCCGTTGGCTGCCAAAGCGACGCAGGCCCGGCATAAACCCCACGCACAACGTTAAACAAATCACGCTTTGAGCGACGCGGTCGTGCCTTGATCGGCCCGGTCAACCAGCTTTCATCAATCGTCACGACAGGCGGGCGCCAGGCACCGGCCAAAATGCGCCACTGCCCGCCAGCATTCACCACGAGTCCTGCCCCGGGATTGATCAACTCTTTCAGGTTATCACCCGTCGGGTTTTCGGTATCGATCACACCATTGATGGTATACCGCTTTTCGGTGCCGCCATCGGCAAGGGTTATTTCCTCGTCGGAAATATTGGCCGACGCGATCAGGGTATCGGTTGCGATATCGGCCCAGGGGGCGTCAATTCCAAAAGGACTTGTGGCATAATCCGCCACGCACAACGCCCAATTATTGGTGTATCCGCGTTCACCTGTCCGGGGATCAAGAATATCATCCTTGCCCTTTACCAGCGCTCTGATCTGCGGGATGCCAGCCGCATATAGCTTTGAATCCCACCCCAAAACACAATACAGCTTTGCGCAACCCCGCTGCATGTGCTGACTGGCCCATTCAGGGTGATAGGACCGCATGACTGAAAGCAATTCCGCATCACCATCATCGGTGCCTGTCCCCTTGTAAAACTGCGCAAAGTCCCGGTATTTACCATCAGCCTCACCAGACCTCGCGCCGGACAAAACAAGAGTATCGCCGAAATAAACATCGCCAATCTGCTCAACAGAATGCCCCGCCAGCGTGATCAGAACATGCAAAAATCGCTTATTACCTGTAACCGATAAAAACGTAATCGGACCTGAAACAAGAGTATCGCCGTAAACGAGACGGCGCGACGTAATCGGCTGCCGAACCATCCGGGTCGCCCCGCCAACGCCATCAAAACCGCCAGAACTGCCTTTCTTCGCAAAAACCATCGCGCCAGCGTATGAAATCGCCGCGCCGACGACGGCACCTGCAATGGCCGCAACCCAGCCCGCAACAAAGGCCGCTGCCGCTGCCTGCGCCGCCGAAGCCGCCGCCGCTGCTGCAACCGCTACCGCTACCTGTGGCATAACTTAAACCCTCCAGGCGCGCAGGCCCTCTTTCAACGGCTTTTGCACAAGGCCATTTTTGCCCTGTGCCACCCAGGTCGCACCCATGCAAACCGCAAGGGCCGGGCCATCATCGGTACTGACCAACCCGCAATCGCCTCGCCGCGCAAACAGCACCGGCACATAGCCAAACCCGCAGGCGGCAAATGCCTTGGCAACGGTCTTTTCAACCCCACCACCCGCATAATCGCGCATCACGCGAATGGCCCCGCGCCGGTCATCACATAACCCGCGCAAATCCTTTGCCGGATCAATTCCGGTAATCGCCAAAACCGCATCACAGGCGGTCAAACAGCAGTCATGTTTTCCCCACAAAAAAGGCCGCGTCTCCGCGACCCGATGCCATTCTGCAAGATGTTTTTCCCAATGCGGCTTGCGCATCATTTATCCCCTACACCCTGCCCCCAGGAAATTTCCATTTCCTGCAATTCAGGCACAAACTCAAACCCCCGGTCATCGGGATATTCAGCCTTTTGATCCTGATCGGTATACCGCCGCACCCTAGCCCGCTCCAAATCGACCAGCGCGTTTTCCGCTGTCACGCCAACAACGCACGATGTGCCATCATCGGATATCACCGGCACATCGGTTTTGCCCGAAAACACGCGCAAAGGCTGACCAATCAAAGCCCCGTTTTCAGCCATCGATCCGATATAAATTTCTGCAGGTTTCCCCTGCCTGATCTGGCGCAAGGCCATATCAACCAGTTCGGGCGAAACCCCCGAAAGCGAGAACGTCACGCCATTGGCCTGCACGTCCGCGGTTTCCGTCACCTCGGAAACCCCCAGAAAATCCCCAGCCCCTAACCACGTTGCGCCATCAAAGGTTAAATCACCAATCCCCGACCACATCCGCACATCACCAGCCGACGCACCAATCCGCACAGCAACGATAGGCCCCAGTTTGGCAGCAGAAAATTCCGTCGCCAGATCGGTATCAATTTCGCGTGTCATCGCAAATCCTCGACCGCGCTAAAGGTTATCGGGTCCACCCCATCGCGAAGGCTTTCCATTTCCGGGATTTTACCGGCCAGATAAAAAACCGTTTGCGGATTATCAATCTCAATGGGGGCAAGGTTGCCCGGCGGAACATTGATACGCGGCCAAATGTCGATTGACGCCTTCCCGCCCGCATCGCTATCAACATCCCGAAGAACACGATACATACGGGCATCTGCACCATCGCCCAGGCCGATATAATCCCCGGCGAGCAAAATCCCGCTGACATTGGCCGTCCATCCAGCAGTTGCCAGGACGCCGCCTTTCTGGTTGGCACCATCTACAACCGGGTTGCCGGACGCCATGCCACGGGGCCTGAAATAATCAATTGGCCCCATAAAAAAAGTCCCCTCGGCCCCATTCAGGGACAAAAAAAACGCCGCCCATTTGGCGACGTCATCCCGGTTTCGTATTTTGGGCAGGGTAACATCAGCCGCCCAGGCTTGCCCCTGATAAACCTGCACCTGACTTTGAAAGGTAAAAGGGCTTCTGGACCGCGCAACCGCTGTTTGGTTTTTCCAGCGGATAGACTTCACCCGCGGCGAAGATGGCATTTGCAACGGGTAGCTGATCATATTTTTGCGCTCCCCCTTCGACGCTGTAAATCACGCACTTTCGCAACGGATTGATTGACAGACTGATCAACAATGGCCCGCAACTCCGCTGCCGTCATCGTTGAACCACGGGCATCAACATTCACCACCGGCGAATAATTGACGGTTTCGGACGGTTTATTTTCCCCGCCATTGCCCGCCATACGGGCCAGTGACCGTAGCGTTTCAGCCATGTTTTGCTGCTGCGCTTTGGTCAACACTCGCTCATCATCAAGGGCAATGATGGGCCTTTCATTGTGCGCAAGGCCAACACTGCCCCCACCATGCAATCGTGGGGCGCTATCAAATACGCCAGCCCCAACCGATCTGCTACGGCCACCCGACCCAACATTGCCGCCACTGTGGTAAATGCCCGCAGTGTAGGTTGTGCCGAATGTCGCACCTGCCCCGGCCGCACTGCTACCACCAGCACCACCGAAGAAAGATGACCCTACAGAAGAAAACAGCCCACCCCAATTGATCCCTGAAATGGCATTTTCCAGCGGCTTCGTAACCGCCATCCGCAGGATAATCCGCGCAATGTCCTGCTCCAGTGACTTCAAGACATCGCCAAATTTTTCGCCGCTGATAATCGCATCTTCGAAAGAACGACTGATCACACTTCCAAAATCGCGTGAAAACTGCCGTGCATCCCGTGCCGCTTCGGCTGTCTCATTTTCCGCCTTGCGCAATCGCTCCAGGTCGCCGACCTGTTTTTCAATCTGCGCCCGCTGCACATCCGAAAGCTCTATGCCCCCTTCGCGGGCAATCGCCTCGGCTTCAAGAATGGCGCGCAGCTTTTCACGCTCCACCCCCTGCACACGCAACAACGCATTTTCCTGCGCAAGGGCCGCAATATTTTCGTCAATCTTGGTGCGGGCATCATCTTCGGCCTTAGCCTTTTCATTCAGGTCGGCAATGGCCTGCTGCGCGTCATAATAGGCGCCCGCAACATCACGGATTTTTTGTGCTGCTGCGTCCCCGTCTTTTAACCCGGCTTCCTGCAGGGCATTGTATATCGCTTGCTCCCGTGACGTGCGGGCAAGCTGGTCCTGCTGAAATTTCAGCTTTTCAATGACACTGGCAACCTTGTCGGCATCATCATTCCCGCTCGATACACCGCCACCAGAACCGGGGCTATCGCTAGTGGTGGCAACCGGCTTCCTGCCTTCCAGCTTATCAAGCACATCCTTCAAATCGGCGATCTGCTTGTCTGCCGCATTAATCTGGCTTTCCAGCACAATTTCACGCGACTGCGCACCAACGGGGCCACCAAGCACACCGTTCTGATTAGGCTTGGCAAGCCGCGCCTGCACCAGTTTTAATTCAGCCTTGGCCTGTTCGCTGGTCGCAATCGCCGCCGCCAGGCGTTCCTTTGTCTCCGCGCGTGCATTCTCCGCGGCCTTGGATGCCAGGCTATTCCCGCTTTCCAGAACACCGTTAAGGCGTTCAATCGCTTCCTTATGCTCGTCGGCTGCCTTTTCTGCTTCGCTTTGGCTGGTCGAAAGCAGGTAAATCGCACCCGTCAACACGGTAATAGCTGCGCCAACAGGGCCGCCAAGCAAAGCCAATGCCCCCGATGCCAACCGGGTAGCGGTCCCAAATGCCGTCATGCCAACAGCAACAACCCGGCTTGCACCCGCCATTCTGGCAAGCGTGGCCTGATATCGCAGATTTTCGGCAGTAGCCAAACGCGCCGCAATAACCGCCTCACCAAACCCGGCAACCATCGGTGCGAGCAACCGCCCGCTGGCAATGGCCCCCAGCAGCGCCAAAACATCAACCACACTTGAAAGGTTTTCTGTCAGGCCATTAACCGCATCGGTCGCCAGATCAAGCGCCGCCGCCATGACTGATATACCGCCACCCTCACCAATAGTGACATACAGGTTATCAATTGCATCTTTCAGGTTTGAAAAACGCCCGGAAAGATTTTGCATCTTTTCAGCCATGGCACCGCCAAAATTGGTACGTGCCAGGTCCTGCAGGTATTTTTCAATTTCGGCGGCGTTTTTTCCGATTTCGGTTGTTACCCCGCGAAAGGTGAATGCAACCTGATCACCCTGCGCACTGGCGCGAATACCAAATTCCTTTAGGCGCTCGAACTCCCCTGTGGTCGCATCGGCAACGGCTTCGATAAAATCCATAACCGATTTGCCATTAAAAGAACTGGCAATGTCACCATAAGCCCGAATAGCCTCAACCGACGGATCAAGGCCAAGGTTTTTCAACCGGATGAAAGCCGTTGTCACTTCGGAAAGCTGAAACGGCGTTTCCTTGGCAAACACGCGCAAATTCGCAAATGCCGCATCGGCAGCGGCGACCGACCCGGTCGCAACCTTAAGCGCCGACCGCATGTCCTGAAACTGTGTGTTAATTTCAGCAATGCCCGATGCGATCTGGGCAACACTAAAGCCAACACCAAACGTTCCAAGAATACCAATTACACTGCGGGCCGACGTACCAAGCCCGGTTAATGCGGAACTGCCCGACAGCGCAGACTTTTCGATACGGCCAAGGGCGGCCTGCCCATCTTTTCCAAGGCCCAGCAGGGCACGGCGCACGGTTTCCCCATCTTTTAGCGACAACCGGATCGCCACTGATTCACTCGCCGCCATCCTCTGCCCCCTTTTCCGCTAGCGCCGCCAGCAACCCTTTTTCACAATCAGGCAGCAACTGCGCCAATATTTCCGCATCATAGCCGCGCAAACGTGCCAGTTCTAACAGGGCCGGCATATCCAGCCCGATCACCCCCCCCATGCCGCCAACCCGCATTTGCGTAAACCCGGAACAAATAATATCCCAGGCCGCAAACCCGTCCTCGCTTTGAGGCTCATTTTCAACATAGGGGCACAGGCAGGCAACGCCATCAACCATGCCAAAACCACCATTGGCACATGGCGCACCACTTTCCGCACATCCGGCGCAATATTCAGGCCCGCCCCTAAAATGCCATTTGGCGCGGGCCCTCAGGCGTTTCCCTCCGAAATCACCTGCACAAGGGGGCGTGTATATTCATTAATAAACACGTCTTTAATGTCGCTATGCAGCAGCACATCACGCAGGTTTTCCGTATTGATCGGGCCAATCTCACCTGCTTTCGTTTCAACCCCCGGCCCCGACCATTCAACAATCGCCAGCTTTGCCAGGCACTGCACATAAACAAACTGGCGCACACCGGCACACCAGTCTGGGTCTGAAAGCCGCTTTTGCAAATCGGCCACATCATGTTCAACCATTAGCAAATCATCAGACCCGTTGATGATATCGCCCATCACACGCGCCGCCATGGTGCGCGCAGCCTCGACAATTGGTGTTGTACAGGGCCGGACCTTCACCCGCACCATCGGGTGCAAATCAATCCAGTACTGATCACGCGGCAAACTAAGTTTGATCATTTTTGACTTTCATTCAAAATTCGCGCTATCGTTCGCCGATTAATTGAAAAACCGGGGGATACCTATGCGTGTAATTGTTGCTTTGGGATTGATTGCCGCCCTAGCTGCCTGTTCAACAGAAGACAGGTTGCGCGGATCGGAATTTGAACCTTATGCAGACGGAACGTTCCGATACCGCGCGGATGTTTATTACCCCTACGACGACGCCGACCGCATCGAATGGCTTGAAACCGCCCTCAAGGAAAACAGCTATTGCCCCGATGGCTATGAAATCACCGACAAAAAGGAAATCGTGCGTGCCAGCACCGTTTTAGGCGATGCCAAATCACAAATATTTTATGGCCGCTGCAAATAACAAACGGCCATAAATTCAGTAACTTTCAATATCGTTGGTTAACGTGGCGCGCAGCATGTAACCCGCAACCGGGTCAGAAGCTGCCCGCCAGTTATATTCTGCCGAAATACCACCAGGCCCATCGATAGACGCCTTCGGCTTCGGCAGAAACACCCGCGGCAATGTCAGTTTAAGGGCATAGCCTTCACCACCCGGAATAGACCAGCCAAATTCCATCGCCACCGGCGTTTGCGCCGCTACGGCATCGCGCACCGTAGAATCAGACGAATAGCGCAACGTGACCGACCCTTCGGCAGTTGCCTCGCCTTCGTCGGCACCGTCAATCCTGTTATCCGACCGGATCGTTTCAACCGCTTCAAGGTTGTTGGAAAACGTAATGCTGCCTGCGGTTACCGCAGCAAGCTGCGCGCCGCCAAGCTTGATCGACCCGGACCCTTGCGAAAAACGCTGCAAAATATATTCGGCTGGCGCAGCATCTTCGGTTGTCGCGGCAGACGTTTCACCCTGCCCGATATTATTATTGATCGTCGCATTAACCGGGCCGGATCGCGCCATATCGATTTGAAACCCGCCCAGCTTGGCACCGGAAACCATATTGAACACAGGCACCGTCAAGGCCGGAAAACCGGTTTGAATAGACAGGCTGGGGATCACACCACCCGACGTGAAAACATGATCATAGGTGCCATCCCCATTATCGGCGGTCACAGGCGCGCCAAACAGGGCCTTAAGCCAGAAACCAAACCCGCGAAGGTCAACCGGCACAACCATATCACCATTGACCGTGACGGGTTCGTAATGCGGGTCCTGCGCATCCCGGCCCTGTCCCAACAGGGCATCATAGCCAAGCGGCTGCTCAGCCCCAAGGGCGGTAGATTTAAACGACATTTTGGAATAAACGCCGCCGCCCGAACCATCCGGGGCAGTGCCATACACCGTTTCAAACGCGCACAATAGGGTGGCGTCCGCGCCAAGGGCACGCTGCTTTGCCATTGCAAATACTCCTGTAAAATGAAATCAGCCCAGCGCCGTTGGCGCATTATATTCCATCACCACCGGCACGATGGCGGCCTTGATCGTTGCCGAACCTTCCACAGGTTCGTCCAAAATTTCGGGAACGGCACAGGCGGTAAAATCGACAACACCGCCCAGGCCCGGATCAGCATCAACAGCCCCGGCCAGCGCAACCAGAATTGCATCAAACTGGCTATCGCGTGCCGTCGCATCGGCAACCTGTACCAGCACCAACACGCTCGCGCGGTGCGTAATATCGTAAGAAAGCGGCGATAAAACCGGCTCCGCCTGCAAATCACCATCGCTTAAATTCACCAAACCGCCAGGCGGTATGCCCCCGGCCTCCGGTTCGTTCCGCCGCACCTCTGGACCGGCGATGGCCGAAAGCGCCGTAAACAGCGCTTTTAATGCCGCTTCCCTTTTGCTATCGGCCATTTTTTGCCCTCAAATTCCGCAGGATATTGCGAACCGCCGCGCGCGCGCCAAATCGCTCTGCATCCTTCACATCAAACCTTTTCTTAAGCTTGACCTGCCGGACCAGCAGAAACATTGGCACCGTGGTAACACCACGCCCGTATGCGCCGCTTTTCAGGCGCCCGCCATTTTTGCGCTGCCGCGATACCCTGCCAGTCTTGGTAAAACCCACACCATCGACCACAAGCAACGATGCCCCGTTCCGGCGATATACCAGGCGCAACCGCCCATAACGAAATTCAGGAAAATTAGACGGGCTTATGCGCTTGCCATCCATGCCTTTTTTCGGTGCATTTTCAGTCGGGATAGCCAGGAAAAACCCGCTATCACTTCGGATCAAAACACCCTTGTCAAAAGCGTTCACTATCTTTGGGGCCTTGGTCCACACCAGCGCCGCAGCGTCAAAGCTGCTTGATCCCCGTTTCGGATAGCTTTCATCCCGCCAGCTATTGGCAAGCCTGCTTCCCATACCGGCACGTCGCACCTGCGCACGCAAAAATTCCTTCACCTGCGGCGAAGTATCGCGCATGCCCTGGGTAACGGCTTTTTTCAAATCATCCGATTTGGCATGCATCACACGCCGCAGATCACGCGACACATCAACATCAATTCTCATTGTGCAACCGCTTCGCACCGCCAGACGCCGCGTGTGCTATTGGCCTTGGGCGCTGCTTTGATAACATACGCGATGCCATCAATTACAAACACGTCATCGCGCTTCGGTGCGGCAATATCAGTGGCCCGCACTTCAATAATCATGGTCGCGCTAACGGCATCAAAACCCATAACCGGCGTGGTCACATCCGGCGCCGATACAATGACCCGAATGCCTGCAATGTTTTCGCCCGTCTCTGGCTGGTAATCGGCACTATTTGAAACAAACGGATCATTAAAAAGCGCGGCATAAAACGGATCAAACATGAAAACCCCACCAAGCAAACGGGCGGGGAAACCACCCCGCCCGCCATCGTGTCACCAACCATTTATGTTATGGGGCCGGGGTTACGTCCCCAACGCCTGTATTGATTTTAACCGCAATTGCCGTTGCCGCCGCTTCGCCTGCCTCCCAGGCGGTACAGGCGCCAACAATATCGCCTTCCGCGGCAACCGCCGAAGACGGCACAAAAGCCGATGCAGACACATCATAGATAACCGCATCACCCTGCACGATGGCAGAACCAGCCGATTTCGGCAGGTTAAACACATTTTCCATATGCACGGTGCCACTTTCGCCATTGGCAATATCAACGGCCGCCACACCGATCTGGTTACCGACAACAACCGGCGCACCGGACGAAACGATTGCACCCGTATTGTTCAGCCAAAGCAGGCTGGCACCTGCCTGAATATAGTTTTTCATTGCGTCGTTCCTGTTTTGCAATTCGCCAAATGCGAAACGGGGCGGCAACGCCACCCCGTTTTCGCTTCATCCCATTAAGGCAGATCAGGCACCGGGGTTAAAATACCCACCCAGCGTGCCGGTTGCACCGGCCGCAAAATCATGCACAACCCGCATTTCAAAACCAAGGAAGTCAAAACCATCCTTCACCATGACCTGCGGTGCCTCGGCACCATTCAGGTAACCATAGGCAAGGACTTCCTCCATGCCGGGCTCGCACAGCGTATACCAGCGGTTTCCATCAATTTCCGCATCGGCCACAACTTCAAGCTTCCCGGTAAACGGGTTCACATTGCCGGTGGTCGCCGCCACGATGGAAGACATAACCTTTTCGGCTTCTGTTTCCTTGTCCGGGCCGACCAGCAGAATTTTAGCCGACAGGTTAAGGGCCAGATTGCCCGGCGTTTTCTGCTTGCGCATTGCCGCACGGGCCAGGCTGAGGCTATCAACGGTAATGGCGTCGCCCGCCGCTGCTTTGTTTTTGTGATCGGCATGAAAAATCGCCTTGCCATCGGCCATCGCGATACCAGCACCCGAATTGGCATTCAGCACAGCAAACACAATCTGGTTTTCCTGCGAGGCAATGCGCCGGCCAATTTTACCGGGCATCCCTGCAATCGCACCCAGGCTGTCATTCACCATCAATTCACGACCAAAACCGATCTTGCGCGCCCAGGTTTCAAGCCGCATCGTTTCCTTTCCTTCGGAAAAGGTGCCCGCCTTGACTTCCCCGCTTTCCTTAACCTTTTCCAGCGCTGGAAAATCACCAGCACTCAAAAAGCTATGCGGGCGAAAATCAGTAAAGCTTTTGCGCGATGCAATCCGGCGGTAGGAAGGATTGGCAAGCTGGTATTCGCGGCGCAGAACCATATTGACGGAATCGGCCATCAAATACGGAAAATCACTGGTTGAATGCAGCGCAGCGCGCGCCATCATTTCGCGGTTACGCGATTTAACCGGGGTGCCACGCGAAGCCAGGCTTTCTTCCGCGATCCCCATCGGGCCATAACCGCGATACTTTTCGGCCATGCCTTCAAGTTCCACCGAGCTTGGCGACATGGAATGTGCCAGCGCATTCACCAGCGCCGACCGCACCTTTGCAGGATCTTCATGCGATTCACCCAGTGCAATATGTGAACGCACTTCAATGCCGCCATCACCGGCATCATCCGCAAGGGCATCAAGGGCCGCGCTGCGCACGGCATCAATATTGCTGCCCGCGCCAATGTGACGCGCCACAAATTCAACGCCAAGGTTGTGACGGGTCGCAATAGCCTGAATATCGGAAACGCGCTGGCGTTCGCCAGCAATGGCGGCACTGCGTTCTGCCACAATATCCACCGTATCGCCCTGCGCCTGCGGGGTCGGCTGGGTAGCTGGGGTCGGCTGCTGCCGTTCGGTCGGCTGTGTCATATTTGATTCCTCTGCATCATCAACAAGATCGGCGCAGCGCGCCAGTTCCACCACTTCAACAGGGGCACCCTCGCCCCCATTACGAAAACCGGCCCCGGCATCAGCCGGGACCGCGACAAGCGAAATTTCCATCAACTCCCAATCAACCGCTCGATAGACCGGCAATTTGCCGTCCTCGCGGGTGATCTCGTATTTGTAAACGTGATAACCAATAGAAACGTTGGTCAGGATACGGGCGGCGACCTGCCGGTAAATCCGTTCGGCAATTTCATCGCCCCGGTCCAGCTTTGCCTTCGCCACACCTTTGCCATCGCGAATTTCACCCGAAAGGATTGCACCGGCCAGGCTATCAACACTATTGCGATGGTCGCGCAAAAGCGGGACTGCCCCGTTATTCAGGCGATCAAGCCGAACGTGACCAGGTTCAAGCGAAAGAACCTCCGAAAAAACCTCATCTTCCCAAAAATCGTAGCGTCGAACCGCGGCGCCCGTTGTAAAGACCAGCTCGACAATACTTTCTTCCGGTTCGCCCTTTTCGTTCAGAACAGGCACGACTCTCGCCTCACGCAACTGCATGGGCAATTGCGCTTTGCGCTCTTGATGCGTCATGAAATCAGTCCTCTACATTGGTGGGCGGCAATACCGTCCCGTCAGGCCGGGCCTGTGTAAGGCCCGCACGGCTGACTTTGCGCGGGTCGATATCAAGAACCAGCCCGCCATCATCAAACAGCTTATTGGCAGCCGCTATTTCACTGGCCTGTGTTTTCGGGTTTGCACCCATTTCGCGCACGGCCTGCGGCCAGCTTTTGAAACCCGCCCGCACATTTTGCAGCAGGGCCGTTGTATCCTTTGTGGGATCAATCATTTCATGACCGGGTGGCGTATGTTCCGCAACAATCGGCGCGGCCTCCCACAACCCTGCCAATTCACCAGTCTGCACAAACGCCCGCCATACAGGTTCACAGAACTGCGGAATAAAGCCGCTCCACTGCCATTGCTCCACCAATCGGCGGAAATCAATCTTGCCAGCCCGCAGGCTCGAATAGTTGGCACCAGTCAAATCACCCGTTAGCTGGTCATGGGTGACACCACCCCCAACAGCAATCGACCGCAAATAGGTCTGCGACAACAGGATATGCGCATCCGAATTTGTTGGATTTGCAAATTCAACATCCTCGGCATCATCAACATAAAAGATCGATCCCGGCTGCAAGGTTTCCTGCTTTGCCAGGCTCGAACTTCCCTGTTTCACTTCTCCGGTTAACGGGTTGCCGCCACTGCCACGCACAAAAGCTGAAAAACACGCCTCAACTTTGGCTTTCATCAAAAGGGCGCCGTGATAATCCTGCAGGTCACGCAAGGCCATCATCACAGGGTGCAGCGTGGTTACACCACGCACCTGCCCCGGCCGCTGTTTTTTGAAAACGTGAATGATTTCACCGGCATCAATGCGCATTGGCGATATATTGTTGCCAATGGCATGCTGGTAGGTTTCGCCCGGATGTTCCTTGAATATCCAGTATGCAACCCGCTGCCCACGCTTGTTGAACTCCACCCCTTGCACAATGTAGCCGCCACCCTCGACCGGCCCGTTTTTGGTGTGGTCCAGATAATCGGCTTCAATCACCTGTAACTGCAATGGCACGGTTAAACCCAACCGCTTCGCGTCGGCGCGTGACCGCTTGCGCAACCGCACCAGCACTTCACCGCTTTCATGGCGTGCAACATCAATCTGACACTGCAAACCGTAAATATTGGTGCGCCCATCCGCATCACATTGCGTTGTTTCCGCCCAGGCACGCCATGCGGCCTGCTGCGCATCATCAACCACGCTATCACCAGTATTGGCCTGGCTAACAATGCCCGCCCCAATTTCATGGGCAGCCAGAATATCAATCATGCGCTTGGCATAAGGATTATCCCGCACCAATTGCCGTGCGCGATTGCGCATCAAAACGAGCCCGCCACCCACCTCTGAATTTGGTCCACCAGAACCGGAAACCCAGCCGTCATCAGTGGGTCGCTGCCGGGCCGCCTCATAGGCCCGCACAACACCAAGCGCCTGCCGTGCCTGCGCCCGACGCACGCCAGCAACCGGGTTAAAAAACCCGATAACCCCATCAATTGGATTAATCATGTCACGGCCTCCGAAATGCAGCCTGTGAAACCCGAAGGCCGGGGCCTTTAACGTCGGCTTCCATCATGCGCAGAACGTCGCGCATTTCCGCGATACTGCGATATTTCACGCTCTTGCCATCGACGGTAACTTCCAGGGTTCCGGTAGCCATCGCCGTTTTCAGCCGGTCAATATCGGCCTGTGTAAATGCCATTACCGCAACCATCCTTTCGTATTCTGCCCCAGCCAGCCCGCCGATATGTTGTCATTCCCGGCTTTCGGCGGGGATTCCGGCTCCACGACAGGGCGTGATGAAGGCACTGTTTCCGTTTCGGCAACTGGTGTTGCACGATCCAGCAAATCACCCTGCGGCACCTTTGGCGCAGCGGTCCTGTTCTTTTCCAGCGCCATCCATTCATATTCAGTCAAGCGATCCACCCCCAAATGCGAGGCCATCGCCATGTTATAAATGCGACAGTCAAGTAAATGGTTTGGCCCGCTGGCTTCCCAGGTCAGGGTGGTGCGCCCATTTTTCGTGCCTTTTTTCAGGTATTCCGCCGTGATCTGGCGAAAAAACTGTTCATCGTGCAATTCGGTGAAATAGCAATAACCCGCCGGGTCGCTATCTGCCCCAAGCCCGTCACGCAATCCATCCTTGTTAAGGTCGGCATAAAATGTGGCTTTCAAATCCCACGTTCCGACGTGCCACAGTTCCGCCCCGCGCTTGCTGCGCTTGCCGTTGAAATTGATTTCAACCTTCGTTGGGGCGGCGGAAATCGCCGCCTTGCCCCGGTCACCGCTGCCCTTAATCGCACGCGCCTTGGGTCGCGATCTGGTCCACAAATAGACCTGATTTGAGTTGTACCCGGAATCAACAGCCAAGGCGTCCGCCGCCCAATAATTGCCATAGGCATCAGGATATCGGCGGGCATAAATCGCATCCAGTTCCAGCCAAACCCGATCATTCGGGTCCGCCGTATTGCCGCCTAAAAACCCGGCATCAATCGACCAGCTTTTGCGATCACGGCCCCAGGCAACAACCTCGTAATAAATCCCGTCGGTCTGCACGTCACAGCCAACCGTGATCACCAGACCACCAACCGGGATGGTGCGCGCAGGGTAGCTTTCGCGGCGCACAAACAGGCGTTGCCAGTCCGGCGCGTCGCCTTTTTCTTCCCATGCCTCGCCAAGCCAAAGGTTGGTAAAGGCTTTCAGTTTGTTTGGGTCATCCTTCGCATTTAAAAATTCTTCCGCAACCTTGTCCCATGTTGTCACAAGCGACGACAGCGCATCGATGTGAAAGCTTGGATGCCGCCCATCCCCTGCCTTGGTCGCCCGCCAACGGCCAGCCTGCACCATCGCCCGTTTCTGGTGATGCTCAATAGGGCAACCGCAGTTGATGCAAATGTAATAGGCGTTATAGGGATAGGCGCGATTGAACTTCAAACCGTGCTTTACATCCTTACCGCCAAAAATCAGGCGCTGATAATGCCCGCAGCCTGGGCACGGGCATTCATAGAACCGCTGATCACCCTCCTCGAAGGCGTTATCAATCCGGCTTATTCCCTTGATGGTCGGCGTGCTGCCTTCAAATTTCTTATAATCCCCGGTGGCATGAAACGCGATCTGGCGCGCATTCACCATGTCCATCGGGTCGCCCTGCTTGTCCAGGTCAAGCGGCCATTCATCCACCTCGTCACAGCACATAAACTTGATGGTCTTTGACCGCAGGTCCGATGCGCTGTTTGCCCCGGTCAATACCAGCGACCCGCCCGGAAAACGCTTTGAAAGCGCGGTTGATTTTTGTGCTGACCGCGTACCAGCCTCGCGCACCTTATTGCGCAGTGCCTTGGTTTGCTCAATCGATGGCGAAAACTTTTCCCGGTTAAATTCCTGCACTGCCGCAATGGTCGGAAAAACCAACATCGCACGCGCTGGCGTAACGGCCATAATGGTTGCCAGCCAGGCAATCATTGCCCCCGTCATCCCCACCTGCGCGGACTTGCGCACCGATACCCGGGTAATGCCATTATCCGGCGCAAGACAGTCCAGAATCTCCGTTGCATAGGGTGTTAATTCGGCAGACCATTTTTCGCCAGCCAGCGGGCCATCAGCAACAATCAGGTTTTCGCGCGCCCACTGCGACGGCAACACGATTTCATCAGGCGCAATACCACGCGCAAGGGCGGCAAAAATCAGCCGTGCGGCTTCATTGCTGGTCACCCTCGCTATCTGGTTCATCGGTGGTCAAACTCGCAACAATGGTTTCTTCCAGCCCGCGAATGCGGCCCTTCAAAATCGCCCGCACGGCCTGCACATCCCCGCCCTGCGCAACTGAATAAATTTCATCCGCCCAGGCTGGTATGGCGTCCATCGCCTGCCGGATGCGGCGCCCGGCGGTTACCATCGCGTCCTCGACATCCTGCTTGTCAAGAACGCGGCCGACTTTCTCGAAATAGTCCAGTTCCGCCATCTTGGCGTTATAGCGTTCTCGCAATGCCCGGTTTTTCTGATAGCTGGCATCGCCCGTCTCTTTGGCGTCTGCGCTATCTGATTGCGGCGCTGCATCCGCGTATGCAAACAGGTCGCCATCATCAGGCCCGTCGCCGCTATCGCTTACCGCTGCGCTTGGCACCGGCAGTTTCGCGGGGGGCCAACGCATATCGTCGACAGCGGCCTTCATCGGATCAGCCCGCCCCATCGCAAGGGCGCGCGCCGGGTCCGCTGTTTTTTGCAAGGCACGATCTGCCTGCACAAAATCAATTCGGCCATCAGGCAGCTTTTCAATCCGCCCTGCCTTCAACCATTTTGAAACGGCTTGCCGTGAAACACCGCAATGCCGCGCATAGTCGGCTTGCGACCCGACAAGCCCGGCATCATCCGACATTCAGCACCCCGTTACACCATTTCAGGACCACCAAAACAAAAAAGGCCCTTCGCATCGCGAAAGGCCAAAACGTCAACCTGCACAAGGCTTTAATGGCAACACTGTCAACCGTGTAAACCTGTCAACCTCGTTTCAAAAACACCAAACTACCAAAATCCCGCCCTTCGCACACCCGTACACGCCGGGTCGCCAGAAGGACCCAACATGGGGGCCATACCACCCCGAAAACGGCGCAATACTGCCATTTCAACCCCATCAAAAGCCAAGGCCCGACACAATGGCCGGGCCTTGGAAGTTTATCAGGGAGGAAAAAGCCTTCACCACATCCGCAAACAAAAACGCCCGCCGGATTTCTCCAACGGGCGTGATTTCATTCGCTAGGGACAAGTCAATACCGCCTTGCCTGTCAACTGTCAACAGCCTTTTTTCGCCCATGCCATGGAAGGCGCGGAAAGCTGGGCATTTCGACAACTTTGCCCAGCCTTGTGCTGCCCTGCAACCTCTTGGCCAAAACAGCCAAAGCATCCCAAACACCAAGGTATTTAAGCCGCGACTCTTCAAGCTGGCGTCGACTCACCCCGGTGCGCCACCCATCGGGCATCCAGTCGGGCAACTCACCAAGCCGGGCCGATGCGATCATATCCATCACCGGCGTAGCCTTGCGAAGATAGCGCTGCATACGCATCGGCACATCATCGAACAGCCCATCAATCGCCATATGCGTGCGTTCTTCGCGCAGCATTGCCAGCGTTGCCAGCCAGATAATTTCCGCGTCCAGGTCCACATCATGCCCGCCGCGCGGCCCACCACCATCGATGCGCCCACCAAGGGCGGCCATATCCAGGACCACACCCGTCACGCTATGGCGCGGGCCAGCCGTATCTGCCCGGTCATCATCATTAACCGCCCACACCAGATCAACCCGCTGATCCCGAAGCGCCCAAACCAGTGCCGCCCAAACATCCATCCTACGCATCGTTTGCCACCCTTCTGATCAAATTGCCCGCCTTGTCGAAATCTTCCAGCCGGGGCACCGCCCCCACCTTGCCAGCCTTTTGCCACGCCGTGATGGCCTGCCCCAGCGCCTGCTTTTGCGGGTCCACCGTCAATTCATCGGCGATCTGCGCGGCATTCTGCTTGTAAACCTTGGCGATGTAAGCGGGCGGGCCAGCAATCTTTTGCGGCGATCCGCACCGGCTGGCTGCCTTGCGCAATGCATCAACGCTTACCCCGGCCTCTAGCAAATCAACCATCGGCCCGTAATGCCCGCCATTGGTTTCAAATGTGTGCCAGTCATAGCCGTATTCCACCAGAATATCCCGGCACACATCCACCTGCTTGCCCCGTTCGGCCTGTGCCGCAGCAACCTGCGCCGGTGACAGGGCCGCAGCACCAGAAACCAACGAATGCCCACCCGGAAAGCGAACGACCCCAGCCCCTGAATCTTCTTCCCTTCTTTCATTCTTACATTCTTGTATAGTGGTTACTTGATGGTTAGTTGCTGGTTGGTTGCTGGTTGATAGCTGGTTAGAAGCTGGTTGATAGCTGGTTACCTGCTGGTTATTTGCCTGATATTCATCCCACTTAACCACTGAAATAATTGAATATTTTGCAGTGGGCGTGATGGTTATTTCACCCGTTGACGCCAGTTTTTCCAGCGCCGTGCGCAGCTTTTGCACCGAAAGCCCAACCTGTTCGGCCAGGTCATTTCGCCCGGTAATCATCGATCCCGCAGCAATGTCACGCCCCCGATACCGACGCGGTGAATGTGACACCGAAAGCAGGATATGCACCCAGACCCGAAACACGTTCGGATCATCATACCATTCCCAATCCAGCATCTTTCTATGCAGCTTGATCCAGCCTAAATTCTGTTCCTCCATCACATCCCCCTAAGCTGCTTTATCCAGGTCGGCAAACCGCTGCCGATGCCCCAAAAACGCGCACCGAACCGTGCCAACTTTACCCCGCCGGGCTTTGGCGACAATAATATCAGCCGTACCCTGACAGGCGCTCAAACGGTCCTGCCACTGCATATAGCGTTCACTGAATTTATCGGCACTTTCCCCGGCCTTTTGCACCGGCTCTGACCGTTCAAGGTAGTATTGCTCCCGGTAAACAAACATCACCACATCGGCATCCTGTTCGATCGATCCGCTTTCGCGCAAATCCGAAAGCTGCGGCCGTTTATCGTCGCGCTGTTCAACCGCCCGCGATAGCTGCGAAAGCGCAATCACCGGCACCCGCAATTCCTTGGCAAGCCGTTTCAGGTGCATCGATATTTCGGTAATCTGTTCATACCGGCTAACGCCTTTTTCCTTTGCGCCAGACATCAACTGCAAATAGTCCACAATCACCAGCTTAAGCCCGCCCGCGCGTCGCGCGATCTTGCGGCATTCCGTGCGCATCCGCGCAACCGTCGCCGATGGCCGGTCATCAATATACAGCCTGCCCTTGCGCAGCCCCTCCCCGGCCTCGCAAAGCCGGTGATAATCCCCATCAGACAGAACACGCTTGATAATCGCGGTATAGTCGAGGTTCGCGGCATTGCTCAAAAGCCGCTCGACCAACTCGCCCTCGCTCATTTCAAGGCTGAAAAACGCCACCCCACCCGGCTGGACATCGCTTTGCGCCGCATTCAGGGCCATCGAAAGCGCCAGCGCGGTTTTCCCCATGCTGGGCCGCCCGGCAAGAATAATCAGATTGCCCGGCTGAAACCCCGACAAATCCCGGTCAAGGTTGGTAATCCCCACCGGCGTACCAGTCACTTTCCCGGCCCGTTGCGCTGTGATCCCCTCATTAATCATCGCAAGGTTTCCCTCCATCAGATCATGAATAGGGGCAGCACCACCCCCGCCCTGCAAACCCGTCGCCAGATCAAACAACGCCGCCTCGGCCATCTGATGGATGACCGCCGCATCATCCAGCACCGATCCATGCCGCGAATTATCAACCAGCTCCAGGCCGATGCGGATATATTCCCGCCTCAACCAGCAATTCACAATGATGGCGGCATATTCTTCGTTGTTCATCGCACTGACGAACATGCTTTCATCTTCAAACACGCCCAATACGGCGTCCATATCATCGGGCACAACGCGCTTTAACGTGACCGGGTTTGCCTTATGCCCACGCATAATCAGCCCGCCCATCGCCTCGTAAATGCGGCCTAACGACGGGTCATAAAAATGTTCCGCACGCAAAACACCAGAAACATCATCAAACCCGTCATTATTAAACATCAGGCTTGCCAAAAGCGCGGCCTCGGCCTCCGCATGATGCGGATCAACCGGCGCTGTTCCGAAAATATCGTCAAGATTTGACATCAAAGCCCCTTAAAACAACCTGTCCTGCTTGGGCCTGCGCTGCCCTTCTGGCACCGGCCCCATGGGTTCAAATTCCGGCTCCAAGCCTTCGGCAACCCGCCTGTGATGATAAAATTCCGGCGAAATATGTGCCGCACACCAGCGCCCATGCCCGACCATGATATGGCTGCCCGCCTTGCCGCAGCCCTTCACATCACAGGGCAAAACAATCGGGTCGTCGGGCTTCATTCCCCTTCCCCCCAAATCACACGCCCCACAACCACCACCACCGAACGCACGCGGCAGCCGCGCCGGGGCCTTGCCATCATGCAGCAGGCAAGCCAGCTTTGCCCGGCCATCACATCGGCCATATCGGCCAATGAACGCTTGATATCGCTGTTCATTTCTCCGATCCTTTTGCAATCAGGGGATGCAGGGGGTTTTCAAAATGGCGGACAAACGCGAAACAGAACCAATCTGGGAAAAAACGTTGGCCGAAGGCCCCTACGTTGCGGCCTCCGCTGTTCTGTTGGCGGCAATGTCGGTCGCAATTTCCGACAACACCGCAACAGGCATGATCGCCTTTATGCTGGCGATTGATGCCTTCATTCACATCATTGCCGCAGGATTTATCCAAATAGTTGCAAACATACCGCTGGGCCACCTGAACAAAGCCGCCGAAAACAAAGATGCATCCTTCAAATTGCTGGCAAAATTTTTCAAAGTAACGTTTCCGATGCTTTTGCTGTCGCCTGTCTTTGTTTCCGCCTTTGTCGCCGTCAAAACAATCCACCAGTTGCCAACCATAGGCATTTCCCAGCACGCGCTTAGATTGTGCATCCCCGATCCGGGAGCCTCCACCACGGACGGGAATCGTTACGACCTGATCCAAAACTTCAACCCTCTCGCCAACGGCGCCAAATACCTGGCCATCATTGACCGTTGCAAAGCGATGGTGCCCAAACCCTTGCCCGATAAATGAGAAATTCCCCAAAGCACGGCCAATTCCAGCGAGAAAAACGGGGGAGAGATGAACCTCACACCAACAACCATTGATGAAGTTCTCAATACGGTAAAAGCGGGCGGCGTTGTCGTGATTGCTTTCTTTTTTACCTTCGGCGTCGTCAATACTTTCACCGAAACAGGCTATATCGCCCTGCTGTGTCAGGAAATCGCACAAGTGGCATTTTCCTGCGGTTTTTGTGTTTATCTTATTTATATCGTTGTCGCGAATTTGCGGCTTTTCTGCCTTAAGGATCACCCCACTATAGCGCTCTTGATCGAGGCAATTGCCCTTCTCACAATAATCTGCATCCTTGCGAGTGTTGCTCTCCAGTTGGCAAACACCCATCGCATCATCATCGTCTCGAACTTGCCCCAACAACAGGCGGTTGCCTGTGTCGATAAAGGATTGCGCGACGTGATGTTGATCAAGGAACCGGGTAACACCTTCACCAAATTTATCAGTTCGCTTCGTTTCGGCCTGATCTGGGACAGTTTCTGGGGGGCGAGCAGTGTCGAACAAGCGTGCAAGCAAGTAGCCGAAGGCCCCGTATCCAAGGATCATTGAATGAACAGAAAGCAAATAACCGCTATCCTCCGAACTGCGCATATAGGAAGAATTGTGGTAAGCGTGGCAAAAGTAATAAAAGACCGGTGGCAGGCCACAGCCATCTTTGCATTCATCCTCATGCTGTTGGTTTTCTTCATTTTCCGTAAAACGATTCTTGCTGGCATGGCGGGTAGCCCATGGAATGAATTGCGTTCCTTTCAATGGGAAACGGTATTTGCCGGATGCTTGGGTCTTGCAGGTGGATATCTTGCGTTGACCGCCGTCCGCTGGCAGGACAAAAAACAACAGCATCGCTTGCTGGAAACCTGTCAAAAAGACCTGAACCAGCTCAAAGTACTGATAAACAGTATAAAGAATGCACGTGACGCACTTCTTCACGATCTGAAACATTGCATTCAATTGCTCGAAAGTGTTGGCGTAGATGAAGAAACCAAAATCGAAGATATCTATGAATTTGAATGGACCAGACAAGAGACGCTGCGAATAATCAAAATCCTGATCGATAATTTTGATTTGATTCAAAATGCCGTGCGACAAATAACAAACGACTTCCGAACTGTCATTTCCCTGATAAACCGCACGAATATCAATTACTTCGCACAAGAACTTCCATTTCAAAAATATAAAGAAATCGAAGATGAAATAGCTTCCTTTTCCAATCCTTATCGTGACGAAAAAATTAATTGTGCCCTGCCTACTGACTCGCAGAAAGATAGACTCTGCGAACAATTTACAAAAACGCTCAATATGATTGACGAGAACGACTTGGGAGATACCACTATATTTCAGCTTTATATCGACCTCTCTATTTCCGATATTGAACGCCAGCTGCAAGCGCCCCATTGAAAGGGGGCATATGCCCCCTAACTCGGCAATCTTTCCATCAGCCCTTTGATCAAGGGCCTGATCGTGAAATTTCAACTGTTTCATTCCGCCCCCTCCGAAACGCCGGTCAAATAAACCGCGTCCCGCAACAGGGATTGCACCCATTCATGGGCTTCCAATGTGCCTTTGGCGGTCATTCCGTCGGCACAGCCTGTCAATTCCGCCAGGCATTCCAGCTTGATAATCAGGTCGGCAACCCGGCTGGCGCGAACGGCCCGTAACTGGGCTTCGCGCCATTCCAGCAAATGGCCGTCACTGTCACAATCGCCAACACGCGCCAGCGCCCGATAAGCCGCCTCGATGCCATCAACCGTCTGGGGCGCCGCAAGTGCAGAACCAGCGGCCAGCTTGTCCGTTTTAGGGCTGTTTGAATGGGTCATGCCTGCCCCTCCGCCCAAACAACACGGCCGATAACCACCACAACCGGGCGCATGCCGCTGCCAGGCTGGGGCCTTGCCATCATGCAGCGGTCAAACCAGCTTTGCCCGGCCATCGCATCGGCGATATCGGCCAGCATCAACCGGCCATCCCCGACCGAAACCGCAACCACCCGCGCGCCGGCTGAAACCCGCCAGTCACTGGCATCAAACACCACAAACCGGCCATCAACCCGCACAATCCCCATGCCTTCCTGAAACGGCGCATAGTGCGGCGCGCGCGAAAAATAGTGCGGGTCCACCACATCAAGGGCGGCAATATCGGGCACCTGCCCGCCATCCAGCGCGGCTTGCGCCTGCCGGGCCAGTTCATTGCGAATATCGGGGAAATGCTGGCTTAAAATCTGCTGTGCGCGCTGATTGATCAAACGCTGATCGGTGCGCGTCAAAGCCCGCGACCGCACCACCCGGGCCGGGGCTGGCGCGGGCTGCTCCAAGCCTTCCAGCACATCCAGCACCCAGCGGCGAAATTCCTTGGCGCGATCCGTGCGGGCAAACATCGCAATCAGGTGGCAACCACGCGGGGAAAAAATGCGCACCGGCCGGGCAGCCACCTGCCCCCTTGACCTCGTTTCGAGGGTATGGGCCATCGCGTCGTTAAACTCGGACTGATTGGCGCGGAACAACTTACCAATCTTGTCCGCCCGTGAATAACCCAGCGCACGCGCAAGGTCTGGCGCGGTAATCCAAGGCACCCCGTTACGGTCAATAATGCTCAAATCTGTATCGTGAAACCGGACGCAATCCGGCAATGAACTCGCGGTCATAGCGATGCCCTCGTGATAGCGTTGCAAAACACCACCGATGGGCTTCTGACGACCGCACTGGTGGCGGGAGGTTCAGAACCTGTCACGAGGCAGGCGGGTTTATTCCCCCGAAGGGTGTTGTATTCACCGCCCTCCCGCCATAAGCGAGAAGCTGCACCCGGAATCCGGGCACAAAAATAGCCGTAACTGACGTGACGGCTGGCCGTCGTGAAACGAGGGTTCTGACGCCCCCACAACGGATTTTTCCCGTTGATAGGCCAAACCATACGCCTCTGCCTCAAGACAGTCAATATTGACGTTTTCTCAATCTTAGAGGCATCATTGCGGATTACACACAACCGGGGGATACGAACATGATCACGATCAAATGCGAACACAGCGTTAGGAGACCACGTGACGGGTACGCCCCACCAGAACACGTTATCACCTACGAAATAATGCCAATCATCTTTGATGACTTTGAGATCAATGGGTTTCCAGGAGCCTCTCTTAAAAAATGCAACTCCGTAGCGATAGCGCAAGCCATTGCGGCACATGTCATCATGGATGCCCTGATAGATTGCGCAAATATTCTGGTAAATAGTCGTGATCGCGTCACAACGACAACTACAATTGACTGCATTACACACAGCACCGAGGAAGACTCTAAATTCTCTATAATCAACAACGGTGAATTTGAAGGCAAAGTTTCTGTAAAAACCAACGAGACAGGCTCGATAGATTTTAGAATTTTCAACGTCATAGTCCCCCGCGAACGCCTGCATGAGCAACCCGATGCCATTATGATTTCCGAGGTATGCGAACGCCTTAATAAGGAAATTAAACGCATTGGAATGGAGTGCGAGTTCCTGAAAACCGCAATTGACAATCATGAACAGGATGTTCGAAAAATTGCCGTTGATAGTCCTTTGCCAGATAGTGTTCTCGACCGAATACGCTGAGACCCTATGGGCCGCACCGCCAAACTGGTGTGGCCCTTCCAAATTGTAACAAATCCAATTGCCGTGACGCTCCACGCCCTCGACACGAGGTAACGGAAATCGCCCATTACCCAAATTGGGCTTGAGGGTGATCACACCGAACTGCCGACACGATAAAGCCCCAGCCAGCGAAGCAGGACTGTTGAAACTTAAAACAGCCGCCCGCCTAACTGCACAGCGACCACTTGCTAATAATTCAGAATAAAACATCGCAGATCCTTTCACGCTCAACAGAGAAAGGACCGTTGCACAAAACAACCAGACCAACGTGCGCGTTCGTGCGAAAATTTGTCACGAACGCACAAAGTCTCGCGAAAATAACCGGTATATGGCCAAATTCTAAATTGACTTCGCGTTCCCGCCACGGCGAAACTACAACCATAGAGTGAACATCACACGGATGGGCACCTACCCAAAAAAACACGGGGGGAAGACAATGATTAAAATTGATTGCCGGTACAGCGCAACCCATCCAATGGGGCATCTTGCCCCTCCGTACCACGAATTTTCCTACACCATAAAACCGATCACCGTTGATGAACTTGTGATAAGCGGTTTCAGGGGAAACACGCTTGGCCATTGCAAATCGCTGGCCATCGCCCAGGCTATCGCTGCGCATGAAATTATGGATGCACTGACAGCTTGCGGGAACAGATTGCAGGATCCCGATGAAAGAGACGTTTCGGCAACAATACGCAAAATATCGTGCATTACGGATAGCATCGAACAAGACGCGGGCTATGTAGCAAGTAATGCTTGCTACATTGATGGGACAGTTAGGGTCCAAACCACGTATTGTGGTACCATTAATTTTGAAATAGCAAATGCACTCGTCGACCAAAGCAACATACACGAACAACCCAGTAAATTTATTATTACTGAAGTTGCGCGACGTCTTACGCAGGCCATCGGTAAAATCGGCCAAGAGTGCCATCATCTTCAAAACGAGATAGATGGTCATGAAGCAGAAATTCGTCAAATTTCTCCCGCACAAGACCTTCCTCAGAGCGTAAGAGCAAGAATCCAATAACTTCTTGCGAACATCGCCTTTAAACTTATGGCAAAGCATGGGCCCGGCGTCGGGCCCTGCTCCGCAGCCCGCATAGACATGACCGACAAGGATGTTGGTTTGATAAAGCTTCTTTTCGACTGGCAAAGCCTTATCGGTACCGCCATTGGCACCTTCGCAGCCGTTGCCCTGTTCATGCTGCAACGACACAACGACAGAAAAGACCAGACGCGATATCGCCTGTTTACGCTGCTTAGCATTCTGAAAAAAATTCACAAAGCGCCAAGCGGAACAGAACTTGGTCTGACAATCCAAACAATTAAAAACCGTGCAAAATTCATCCCGAAAACGGACACCGATTTGAGAAAGCCTGACCCTGTCAAAGTAACTGTGGAGGCCCTGCAACGTGTTGCCGCTATTTGCCAGGTCTATTTCGACCAGCTTTTGACGATCCAACGCGACATATACATGCCCACCGAATACACGGCGAAAGTTGATGCAATAGAACAGATACTTGCAAACTGCATTAGCCACACAGAAACCCTGCGCCAGCGTTCCAACACGACAGACTGGAACGACACGAAGAATAACGGTCCATTTGTTATTGTCTTTGAAGCCAACGGCATATGCGAAGATGTCGAAGCAACATTGGCGGTTATCGAGAAACTTATTGAGCAGATAGAAGCCGACAAACGCCTGAAATAAATACGCGGGCCCCTTTAACGGCTCTGCCCTGAATTGCGCCACGCTTGAATGCAGCCCCCAAACAGGATGGTAAGAATGCTGAGGATCACGGTCGAAGTTATCGAACAGGACGACAAACCGGCTTGCCACTGCATCGTTCGCGATTTTGAGAACAAACCCTATGGCAAGGCGATCGGTCCGAACTTTGCCTGGCGAAACCTGCCCACTTTCAAATGGCGAGATTGCGCCAATCCCGTGCTGGCACATGGCCTTACGACCTTGCGCATGCAGGAATTTGTTGATCAGGCGATGACGAACACCAAAACCATCCCCCTTGCGGCGATGAACGGCGTGAAGTTTGATTTTCCCGATGATTTGGATACGCCGGGCGGTAAGGCTTTCATCACCAGCGACTTCACCTTCACCGTCGCTGGCCATAACACCAATGTTATGCTTAGCGGCGTTGAGCACACTTTTCCGGGCGGGAAAACAAGCCCCAAGATTGCCGTGATCGCCGCCACCCGCAAGTTCATCCTGCCGCTTTCCGAATATCTGGAACAACAGAAGAAAACCCTCTCCAGCACCGTAATGGAGCACAAAGAGGACGTCCTTAACATCGCCAACAACAAAGACCTGCCAGGTGCAATTCGTCTCAAAACCCAATTTGCACGCTTTGGGAGACAACAGTAAATGATGACCAGCCGCAAAAACCGGCAGGTGAATATCTATTATAAAGCCGTCATTGGCCTTGTCGCTTTCACAACGATTATCGCAATTTTCGGCGTTGTTTTCGATATTCTGGAATATTGCGACAACGGCGCAATATGCCGCTTCGCCCGTCGGTTCCAGTGGGAAACGCTGTGTGCCGGTCTGTATGGGCTTGCAGGTGGTTTGGCGGTGATTGCGGTTAGTAAGGAGCAGATTGGCGAAGCCAAGGAGAGCGCCGTTAAGGAGCGGCTGTTTGAAGTTGACAGCGTGATAAGCGAAACCGAAACCGTAATTACCAGAATAACAGATCAAATATCGAAAATTAGCACAGGAAAATCGATCAACAACCCGCAAGAAGCGAACAAAGAATATAAACAACTCCAGGCGACTGCTAGCATGGTACCGAAAGACATTATGGGTATCGTCACAACAAACAGAACACTGCCAATTAGCCTGCGGGAGGCCTGCAGCAACGCCGTTAAAAGCCTCTATCCGATTACAGAAGGTCACATATTCTTTTATGCAAATCCCCACGACCAGGCGTCCATCGATAAAGAAGTCCGGTACATGAACGATATAATAAACAAAGCATGCATGGCGATTTCGCATTGTAAATCCGAACGCGACCGGTATGCCGAAATCCTTCGCAATCGCTAGTATTCGCCCCTCTCCCAAAGGCTCGCCATGCGAAAAATATACTACCCTGCCCTGTTCATTGTTCTGCTGATCGGCATTGCGATATTTGCAACTGGAATGACGGTTAACATCTCCGAATGCAGCGCGGATCGCTGGATTTGTAACTACTTCAATCGGATCGAATGGGAAGCCCTTTGCGCCGGGCTGTTTGGGCTTGCTGGCGGCCTGATTGTCATTATTGCCGCCCGGCAACAAATCGAAACGATGAATAGTCACCAGGCGGATCAGGTCAACCAGCCTCTTGAGGTCACGCTGTCCGTCACCAAGTCGGCAAGAGAGCAAGCTCAAAGCCTTATCGCGGCCCTCACAAAGGCCGAAACATCTATTGCGGATGAAAGTAACACCGGTGGCAAGCTGATTGATCTTGAAGGTGACATTTACGATATCGCGCAAACCTTCATGCACACCTGCGATCATTTGGAAAAACTGCTTGAATACCACGGCGTGAAAAGCTTCGATTTCAGTACATACAACGCCATCAAATTGGCGGCACAGAAGAGCTATGTCGTGTCTCTGTTTGGCTTTGCCAATAGCGTCAATGAACTCCGCAGCCAGGCTGCCACAATTAGAATGGCTGCGGCCAAAACAAATTCCAACCTTGAAACCGCCATCGCGGCACTGGAAAACCAGATTGCCGTGACGCGGGAACGATACGGTTGCGGTTAGCCACATCATCACCCCCGCACAGCCGGGATAACAGAACGATACAAGGCAGCAACAAAACAGACAGCCAGAAAGGACAACCGTTGGAAAAACTTCGTGATTGGCTCAGCCCGACGGTCATTTTTGGCGTTGCTGTTATCGGGTTTCTGTGCGGCACCATTTACGGCAAACAGTTTTGCGGCATTCAGTGGGAAACGATACTGGCGGGTTTTCTCGGCATCTGTGGCGGGTACATGGCAATCCTCGCCGCACGCTGGCAAGACAAGGTGCAACGGCAGCGATATATTGACGCCTGCATAGATGACGTCACGCACCTTAAGATACTGACCAGCGCAATACGTGTCATGCAACAAAGGTTGATCAAAGAACTGAACTCCGCCCTTGAAGTCTTTCAGGCGCCCGAAGAACCAGCACCCGATAAAAAACACCTTGCTCTGCTGGTACACGCACACGGTCGAAGCCAGATAAAAACCATCATAGATAGTTGCTCTTCGGTCCAATCGGCCACCCAGCAGATCACCGGCGATTTTAAAACACTTATAACATTGATGAACCGAAATGGCCTTAGTCGCTTCATGATGGATCTGCCGCTTAAAAAGCTCCAAAAGCGATATGCCAAGCTCGACAACATTCCATCGCACGACCCTGCAATCACCTTCGATGTGGAAAGAAACATAATTTCGAAGCAGTTGATGCAAATGCGCGCAGTGCTGCAGGACAGAGGGCTGACAAACACATTTCACGCAATGACGCTCATGGACAGAATAATTGACCACCTGAAACGCGAGCGGGAACGCCTCACTTGAACCAACCCCAAGGGGCCCGTACTCATCTGCAACAACAGGCAACCAATGAATGATTTCCCCTGCCCAGGACAGCCTGCAGTATAGGCGATATAGAGATTGATGAAGACCAAACACATTAACTGGCAATATATCGCACTTGGGGCCGTCCTGATGATCGGCGGGGCGATCTTCGGTATCGGCATGTGGTTCAACAGCATCAAATATTGCTATGGGAGCGCGTTCTGCACTTATTTCAAAAATCTTGAATGGGAATCCCTTTGCGCGGGCCTGTTCGGCCTCGCAGGCGGTTTGGCGGTGATTGCTGTCAGCAAGGAACAGATCAAAGCACAGGTCGATGTTTCGGCAAAACAAATAGCCACGATGAACGTTCACAAAGCAGACGAACTTTGCCGACCATTGGAATTTACCAACTCGACACTTATTCAAGCCCAACATAAGCTCAGGGGCATACAAAGCGGTCTTCAAAAAGCAATTATCATTGATCCTCGTATACCTATCGCACATCCCCTGATGGGAACTTGGCTCCGTGTCTTGAAAAAAGGCCGAGAAGACTTTGCCCAAGAAATGGAACATATTGCAAAATTGCTTGAAGCACATGGCGCAACAAACCTTAACTACCAGACTTTTCAAAATGCGTCTGCTGCGATTGGACAAGCGAAAAGCCTTAAAAGCTGGCCCACTGGCTTTGACATTGAGCGCCTCCGCACAGAGACACAAAAATTTATCCAAACAATTGAAATAGCTAGCGAAAATTGCAGGAAGGCCCAAGCGTCCCTCGATAAGCAAATCAGCGAGACCCGACGCCGATACATTGAAGGGCAGTAGCCCCTTTACCGAGGCTATACCGGCGACTATTTTCAAAAGAAAAATCCCTTCACAAAACCCGCCAGCAAAATCAACGCCTCGCAAACAAGGAACAGGCGGATATAAAAGGCCGAAACACGATCAACGCATTTCATCATTCCACCCCCTCATGCACGATCCTGTCATTTTCGATATACATCACAGACGGGCCAGCACCGGCGGCCGGCACAACACGGCGGATCACATCGCGCGAAAGGTTCAAATAGGCCGCAATATCGGCCACCGGCATCGATCCTTCGGCGTCGCCATGCGCAACCGAAATAAGCTGAATGGCCGCAATCAGGCCGTAATCTTCCGGCACGTCACGACGGGGCGGGCGAATCTGATACCCGCCATCGACGCTAGAAATCACCCTGCAATGCAAACCGGCCATAATCACCACATCAGGCGACGCGCCCAGCGCATCCGCCGCTGCCGCAATTGCTTTGCGCCCCACCCCCGGATTAGCAACCGGGCTCCGTCCCCGAAACCACGCCTCTAACGCCGCCGAAAAATGAGAAACCGAACACAAGCCCGACCCTTCAAGGTTCCAGCCCCCGTCATCATCAGCACTGCAATCAAGCGCGCTTATCGGGAATTGCGGGCCGGGCACCGGCGTTGCGACAAGCTCTTTAAGCGTTGCCTCATTCACCAATGCCTGCAACGTGGCAAGTTCGATTGATTCCCAACCGCCATGATAGAAATGCACCGATGCCTTTTCCGGCTCCAACGACCGACCACGCACGCGATCAAGAAAGGCTTGTACCTCTTGTGCTGCATTCACTTGGCACCGCCTTTCAGGGCTTCGGCGCGGTCCAGACGTTCGATTTCAGCAAGGATCAACGCACCGGCTTTCACCAGATCACGGCGGCGGCTGGATGGCTTCCACCAGCTTGAAGTCCAAGGCCACCAACGAAGCATTGATGCACGCGGCGTATCTTCATCGCCAGTATGAGGCGCTGCGTAGCATGCCGCCGCAATGGCAATTTCACCTTGATCATGCGCATCATCATGTTCCGGCGCCCAACCTTCGACACTAACTTGCCGGTTACGTTCCGCCAGCACGTCGCGGAAAGCCGAAAAACCGGCATCCGAAGACGTGCCTCTCAAGGCTGTTTCTGCAATTTTCATTGAATCCGATGGCACCAGCCACATCATTTCGCCGGAAGCATCCTCGATGTAGCAATCGCGACCATTGCGCGCCGTGTAGGTCGATTGTTTTTTGGTTGATATTTCCACAATTGCCGACCGCAGCCGCTCGTTTTCGGCCTGCAGGGCCTTGAACTGATTTCCCATCACGCCACCCTTTCCACAACCGCGGACATATCGGCGACCGCAGGCACCGGCCCGGAAATATTCATGACCCGCAGGCCCAGGCCGTTCGGGCTTTGGCCCCGCGCATCAAACCAGCAGGACCGCGCCCGGCCGGCGTCGAACCAGGTCACCAGCGCACCGAACCGGCCATAGAACTCCTTCACCGATGCGGCGCGATACACCACCGTTGCAGGGTGCGATGCCTTGGCATCCATCACCATCAAAGGCAGGTCATAATCAACCGGCGGCCAGTTCGGCACGATGGTTAAACCGGCGACGGCCAGATCATTGATGACGCGGGTCAGGGTGCCATTGGTATCAAGGTTGTCGTTTACTGCCTCGGCCAGCGAAGTTTTGATAACGTCGTATCCGCTTTTCATTTCGCCGCCCCCCATTCAAAACGCGGCAAATTGTCATTGGCGTTCAAATCGCGCTTGCCGGTCATGCCAGAACGCGGGTCCGATTTTGCGCCGGGATAGGCGATATAGCACCCGATCAAGCCCAAACGCTTAAGCAGACCGTTTGCCAGATCAACCGCATCCGGCACGGTATGCAAAACGCCACCAACCACCACCGAATGGGCCGAATTGCGGCCCTGATAATAAGTGCCCTCGCGCCCATAAACGCATTGCAGCACCGAAATAGCCCGCCCAATCGGCCCGTCTACGGACGGACCGCGCAGCACGTTTTGCACCGCCAGGCGCAAGCTCAAATCCATGTCCATGTCCATATCCATATCCGGTATCTCTACCGTTTTCTGATTTTCCATCCTGTCCGCCTGAATCTGTGTGAAGCTGGGTATTTGTGGTGCGGCAATGCCCGCCATTTCAGGCTTCGCGTCTTTTGCATCACCGGTATGTTTTGCCCGATGGGCCGGGGTCTCGCCTAACCGTCACGGATACCAAAGGCATTGCCGTCAGCATCGCCGCACCGGCAACCTGTAAGCCTGCGTTACAGGTTGCCGCTAGGGCGTCATCCCGCCTGTTTTTGGGTGGTTTCGTCATTGGCGGCGGCGGGCGCCATTAACAGATCAAGGCTGTTCATATTGGGCCGCTCAATCACATCCAGCTTTGTGAAGCTTTGCGACCAGTCACGCGCCCAGCCGAACCAGGCGCATTCCATTGTCGGGTTGCCCTTGCCGTTAAAATCCGGCCGCCATGCCAGTTCCAGTTTCCACGCCGGACAATGGCGCCGCCGCAGCGAAAGCCGCGTACTTGCGTGCTGCCATGTCGATTTAAGCAACAGCCAGATTTCATCCACATGCATGCGCATCGCGTGTTCAACAAAGGCTGCTGGGAAATCATCATCAAAAGGCGGATTGGTAATCAGAAGCCCGGCACGCGGCTTAACCTGCGAGAGGAAATTAACGCCGCCCATGCCATAGCCCCGGTAAATAAGATCCGTGCCAATCACCTTGCAGCCATGGAACTCCATAACCCGATCAGTCACGCCATCGCCACAGCACGGGTCCCAAACCTTGCGCCCGCGCAAATGCGGCATACGGCGAAACAGCGCCTCGAAAACTTCGGGTGGCGTCGGGTAAAAATCGTGTTCGTGGCGCTCGCTTTGCTTGCCTCCACCCATTTTGCCGCCCGCCATCGCGGCACCTAGCCCGGCTTTGGTGGTACGCTTTGCAACCCGCATCACACACCCCCACCCTGCGCATCATCAAAGAACCGCGCTTCGGCATAATCTGGCATCCAAAGGAAACGGCCTTTTGACTTCAAAACCGCAATCACCTTGCGCAAGGATCGATGCGCAGCGGGTTCCATGGCCGTCATTTCATCACTGGCAAGGAAGTGATACTGCCCGGCCATGCGGTTAAGCACATCCTGAAACCGGGTGGTAAAAACCGCCTCAGTGGCATGGTCATCGGCCAGTTGGCACAGGCCATACCCCACCATCAAAAGGCGGGATGTTTTCCAGCCACCATCACCACCAATCTGGCGGTCAATCATCACCGGCATAACAGCATCGACCAGGCGGCGCAGTTCGCGGGTGAAGTCCACCTGCTGGCTGGGCAGCATCAGCCCCGCCCATTCTTCCTGATCATCCAGCAGGGCATCAATCACAGCACGCCCATCGGCCTCGTCGTAATCCAGCATGCCAACCGCGACCATCCAGAAGTAGCGCGGGAAAAAAGCCCGCTCGACCGCAAAGAAAAGGTCAAACTTGCGCCGCGGCACCACCTCACGCGAAACCTCACGCAAGCCCCGGCGCAACGCCCCGGCAACGGGAAAGCGCGCCACATCATTCGCCGCAATACCGACCCCGGCCACACGCGCAGGCGACGCCAGAGGCGCACCATATTTAAAGGCTGCTTTCATGGCGCCACCTTGCGCGGCCCAATCGGCACCGGGCCGGAGCCATAGGGGTTAAAACCGTCATCATCAGGAAGGGTAAAAGGCATCATTCCGCCACCTCCCCGCGTTCGCAAAAGTGAATGGCGCGCGCCAGATCAATAATCGCCTTGGCACCGGGATCTGTAATCGCCTTGCGCTGCGCACGGGTTACAGCCATGCACATGGCAATATATTCATCCGGCGTTGTTTCCCGCGGCAAAACCGGGTCATTGGATTGCATCACAACCGCCTGCAAATAGGCCTTGCCTGCCGCGACCAGATTGTCTGCGCGCTCCGCATGGGTCAGGCGTTTTTTCGGCTTAACGCTCATGCCGCACCTGCCTTTGCCAGGCCAACAAGTGCCAGCCCTGCAGGCTGCCCTTGTGCCCGGCTTGCCGCTGCAATCAAATCGCCAAGCGCGCTATGCATGGTCGCAATAAGGTCCATTTCCACGGCCATTTCGGCATGGTCAATCCGGCCATCGGCCATATGCTGCGCATGGGTGGCAACAAATTCCGCCACCTGCGCGTTGATGCCGTGCAAATCAATTTCACGCCCCGTCATGCGCTTGGCATCGCCAAGCCCCGCAAGGGCAATAATCTCGTTGCTAAAACTGGCAGGTAAAGCGCCCTGAATGCGCACCAGATTAATCGCCGATGGCAGGCTTTCCCCATCGCGATAGGCTTCAAGCGTGCGCGCCTTGATGCCTGTCTGGCGTGCCAGTTCCGCCAGCGTAATCGCCTTGTTCTGGTTCTGATAGGTGCCAACAGCGCGACGAAACGCGGTTGTGAAAACCGCCTGCAACGTCTCATGGGCAATTTGGTAGGACTTCGGCATAAAAACGCCCTTCGATAGATGCGATGGTAACCAGGTGAAGCGAAACCGGCTTACGCCGCTGCGCCATTCTTTCCGCCCTCTATGGCGCAGCGGCCATCGGCTTGCTCATCGTCATTGCTCACGACAATTTCGACCAGATCGTAAAAATCATTCGGGCAAACCGCGCCCCCGGTGACACGATAAATCGTCATCAGCGGAACCGTTCGGGGCAAAACCTCGCCGTTGCACCACTTGGTAACAACCGACTTGCTAACCCCGACACTTGCAGCGAATGCGCAACGCGATGTTTGAGTGTGTGATAACCACTGTTCCAATTTCATAATGGAGACAAAGTTTCTTATTTTGAAACTTACGTCAACCAAAAAGTTTCCAAAATCGACAACGACGCAAGTTTCCAATGATGAAACATTCAGACTTATGGAAAACAACATTCGCGCAATCCGCAAACGGCGCGGCCTCACGCAAGAGCAAGTGGCCGAACTGACCGGCGGCACAAAAGGCCAGATCAGCAAGCTGGAAAACGGCGGGCTGCAACTCGGCATGAACTGGATGGAAAAACTTGCCAGGGCGCTGGATGTTGAACCCTTTGAATTGATCGCCAGCAAAAGCCCTATTGTGCGCGTACCCCTGATTGGCTGGGTTTCAGCCGGTCAACTGGCAATGACCCACGAAGTCGACATCAACGACCTTGCAGATTGCCCGCAAATCGAATGTCACGGCGTTGATGAACGCCGCTGTATTGCTTTGGAAGTCAAAGGGGATTCGATGAATTTGGTTGCTGCCGAAGGCTCAACCATCATTGTCGATGTGTCGCAAAAAGATATGAGCGACGGGAAATATTACGTCGTCGCCACCAATGGCGGCGAAGCAACATTCAAACGCTTTCGGGCATCTCCTAACAGGCTTGAACCGGTTTCAACCAACCCGGTCCACGAAATTATTTTCCCGCAAACAGAACTGCGTGTAATCGGCCGTGTAATAAGGGTCATGCAGGATCTGTAATCCCAAAATGCGGGAAATAAGCCCCGCTTCCCTACCCCACCCCAAACCACTCACCTAACTCATTTTCCCGTCAGGCACCCCGCCTGCGGACCGTTTTTTCATGCCCGCTTTTACGCAAAAGTTTCTTTTATTGAAACTTTTCTATTGCCTTTAAGTTTCATATATGGAAACCATTAGCACCCAAGTCGGTTGAAAGTTTCCAATATTTACCACCGGAAACGCCAGCAAAGCCGATCCCATTTTGCTAAACGGATTCCAGATCATGGCAACAATCATTTCCCTGCCCAAAAGCCAGAAGGCACCCCAATCAAGTATCCCCCACAGCACCACGCAATGGCGGCCGGACAACGGCACAGAAGTTATCGTTATTGAAAATCGCTTTCCCCGCCACGCTACCGTTATTGTTGCCCTTCCCAACGGCACAACACTCGTCCGCTTTACGGCAATCAATCAAGCCAAATGGATCAAAACGGCAGACATCCTGCCTCCTGTGCATCCAGGGGACGCCGCATGAACCATTTCACCCCACAATGGCACCTCGATACTGAAATCATTGTCGATAACTTCGCGGGTGGCGGCGGCGCCAGCACTGGCATTGAAATGGCATTGGGTCGCCCAGTGAATATCGCCATCAATCACGACCACGAAGCCGTAATGATGCACCAGGCAAACCATCCGCACACGCAGCACTTTTGCGAGGATGTCTTTGCCATCGATCCGGCAAAGGTCTGCAACGGTCGCCGCGTGGCGCTGGCATGGTTTAGCCCCGATTGCACTCACCACAGCAAAGCCAAAGGCGGAAAGCCGCGCAGCAAGAAAATACGCGGCCTGGCATGGGTTGTCATCCGTTGGGCGGCAAAGGTCCGCCCGCGCGTAATCATGCTGGAAAATGTCGAGGAATTTGCCGACTGGGGGCCGCTGGATGCAAACGGAAAGCCCTGCAAAACTCGCAAGGGCAAAACCTTCCTGCATTGGAAAACCCAGCTTGAACGGCTGGGATACAAGGTCGAATTCAGGGTTTTACGCGCCTGCGATTACGGCGTTCCCACCATTCGCAAGCGCCTGTTCGTGATTGCACGATGTGACGGCAAAGATATCGTCTGGCCCGTACCAACGCATGGCGATCCCAAGTCCGAAGCCGTAAAAAAGAAACGACTGAAACCTTGGCCGGTTGCAGCCGATATCATCGACTGGGATTTGCCCTGCCCCTCGATCTTTATGGACCCGGCAGAGGCCAAAAAACGCGGACTGAAACGACCGCTTGCCGAAAAGACCATGCAACGCATTGCCCGCGGCTTGCAAAAATTCGTCTTTAACAATCCAAACCCGTTTATCGTCACGGTCAATCACGGCGGAGACCATTTTCGCGGGCAAAGTCTGGACGATCCGTTTTTGACCGTCACTGCCGCACGCGACGGGCACGGGCTGGTACATCCATTTATCCAGCACGTACAACATTCATCGGCAAACGGCATCATGCCGCCCGACGAACCGCTGCGCACTGTCACCGCAACACCCAAAGGCGGCGGCATGGCACTGGCGACCGTTATGGTCCAGCACAACAACACAAGCGCCGATAGCCGCAGCCCCGCAAGCCCGGTATCAACAGTCACAACGAGCGGATCACAGCAGGGCCTTGCGGTTGCACATATCACAAAATTCCGCAACGGATCGACCGGCTACGGCGCGGACGAACCCGTACATACCGTGACTAGCGGCGGGGCGATGGCCCGCCCGGGGACAGCAAACCCGCAGGGCGTTATTGTCGCGCATCTTGACCGGCAATTTGGCAGCAGCATCGGCCAGGCCGCCAGCGACCCAACCCACACCATCACAGCAGGCGGCACCGGAAAGACCGCTATTTGCGCATCAAGCCTGGTTAAATTGCGCGGCACATGCCAGCACGGACAGGCGGTTACGGCCCCGGTGCCCACCGTCACGGCCGGCGGCAACCACGTGGCCCACGTCAAAGCGTTTTTGCTGAAATATTACGGCACCGGTGAAGGCCAAAAAGTAGACGACCCAATGGGAACGGTCACATCGCGCGACCGCTTTGGTATCGTCACGATCAAAGGAGAGGAATATCAGATTGCCGATATCGGCCTGCGAATGCTGACCCCGCGCGAACTTTACCGCGCGCAAGGCTTTCCCGATAGCTACCTGATCGGCGACAAGGAAAGCGATGGTTTCAAGCTGCCAAAATCACAGCAGGTCGCCAAATGTGGCAATTCCGTCTGCCCGCCCCTGGCCGCCGCCCTTGTCCGCGCCAACGTCGCCGCCAGCAGCCTTTTTGCTCCAATGGAGAAAGCCGGATGACACGCGCCGTCTACATGAAAGGCGCAAAACCACATGATGCGGGCGGCGAATTGACCGTTGCCCGCATCGACAATGCGCTAAAGATCCTTGCACGGATCATGCGCGACCACGGGGAATTATTTGAAGCGGGTGAATTGATGGCAATGGCGCAAAAACTATATGACGAACGGACACGCCTTAACCGCCCGAATGAACTTGAAAACCTTATGGCTAACTTGATGAAGGTGGCATAAGCGCGATTTTCAACAACCATTCCCGCTTTTGCTCCAAACTCGGGCCTTTGCCATATCTTTCACGGTGGAACTTATGCCCCATCAAGGCCGCAGCGATTTTATCGGGTGCTTCAACCACTGTCAGGCGATCTTCAAAACCATGCCGCAATGAATACAGGCTTTGCCGCTCGTCCTCGAACGCCCTGTTTTCCCGCAGAAACTTGTTAACCGCCGATGAAAAGCTGTTGTTTGCCCCCAAATACCGTTTAATGCCGCCACCAGCACATAACGCAGCTGCTGCAGGCAAAGCAGCCCCCACTAAAGGCAATTGCCGTTCAGACGGTTCATTTTTCAGTTCGCGAATGGAATTTGGACTAATCTGAATATAGGGCACCGGCACATCAAGATGGAAATCCCCCGGCAACAATCCGCAAATTTCTGACGGACGGGCGCCAGTTTCTGACAGAATAGCAATCAACAGTTGGGCTTCTGTATTCATGCCCGAGATGATGCCGGCAGGCGCAAGCATCACATCCCGAACCCATTGCGGCGACACGGTTGCACCACGGGATTTTCCAGAATGCCCCCGCGTTGAAAACGATATGTTTTTAAAGGGATTGTCGCGCCCCTGCAGATAGGCATCGCCAACAACTCGAAACATGGCCCGCAAACTATTAATCTCTTTATTTGCGGATTTAGGGGAAAGACCTGAATCCCGTATGCGATCAGTCCACCAGGCGCGAAACGCCAACGCATCACTTCGGACAATATCTGTAATTGCCTTATCACCAATTACAGACTGAAAATTGGCTGATGACCGTCGATAAGGCCCCAGCGCAACTTGGATTTGCCGTTCCGACTTCCCAATTCGCAAATCCTCTGTCAGTTCAAAATAGACCTCAAACAACCGGGAAAGCATTAAAACCGGTTCTTTAGCCGCCCCAAGAACAGCCCCTATCGTTCTAGGATCTTTAACGCCATCAAGTACCTCCAACCGGTCCACCACTTCGCCACCGGTAGAAGACGAAATCAAATCATCAATTGGGCGATATTGCCAACCAAGACGGGCGGCCAGATCGCGGGCATGTCTATATCGCTCTTTTGCAAGCCCGGCAGTCCCCGTTGCACGCAGACCATCCCAATATGCAACCACATCGCTATTAACACGAACTGCAGCAACTTTTGCTGCCTCCAGGCTGTCCGTTTTTAGCGAGATTTTGACGTAGCTTCCAAGCACATCGACAAGGTCTACAGGCACCCTTCGACGATAGGAAAATCGTCTTCCGCGTTGGAAAATATAAGCCGTGGCATCTTTGCTCAT